AGAAAGTCCGCGCGGATCGTTCGGCCGGCCAGGTACAAGGCAACCGCATCCGGAAAGAATCCGCCCGTGCCAGTCGTCGGCGGCGGCGGCGCTCCCGATCCAGATAAGACCTCGGCGAGCTGGACGAGCGGCGGGAGAAACTGTGCGACAACCGCGGACGCCGGCCCGCTCGCGCCGCCGGACCAGGCCGAGGCCGAAATGTGAGCAAAAGACGTGGCGCCGAAATTTGCCACAACCTCATTCGGGTTTTTCAGCAAGTACGCCGCGGCGTATAGGTCGCCATCCGGCAAGTCGCCAGTATATGTGTAGACAAGCGTCGCGCCTTTATAAAATTCGACGCTTGATGTTCCGGCCCATTTGACGCCAATAACGTCACCGTCATCCCAGCCCGTTCCGATAAACACCGCGCCGGTTGCTGTTATGAACCATCCGTCCGAATGCCAACCGATTCCGGTCACGCCGTCGAACCCGTTGCTCAGGTCCGTCAATGCGTTCGCCAGGCCGATTGCCGAACAATTCGTCGCGCCGCCGGCCGGAGACTCTTGCGTAATCGTAATCTCGAATCCCTGGCCAACCGAGCCGACGTCGGTCGACAGGGCCTTGCCAGGAAGCACGCCGGTCGGCGAGCTGCCGCCCGTGTTGATTACGTCGAGTGAGGTTAACTTAGTGAACCAGCTCGGCTTGCGGTCGTCGCTCCACTCTGTCACGCGAAACCTCGCCCATATTTGCGTTGCCAGTTTTCCATAACGGTTCCAGCTCGCCGCGCCCAATCCTTATTGTTTTGAGCCAGTACGGCCGCGACTTGATCCTGAGTCAGGCCGACTCCTTGGATAACCGGAGCATGAGTGAAATTAATCGGCGGCGCCTGGCCAGGCCCCATCGCGGCGGCGACGTTCTGTTGCTGCGCTCGGTTAAGAATGATCTCGCCGGCATGTGCCAGGATCGGCACGCCGCCACCTTGCGCGAACGCGCGCGCGCCGCGCCACATGCGCGGATCGGCGGCAACCATCGGCCCCGAGCCTATCCATCCGCCGCCAGCTTGCGACGGAACCGCCGCGCCGCCGCCAAGTCCGAATAGGCCGCCGAGGCCTTTCCCGAACCCGCCGAACAGGCCGGACAAGGCCGCGTCGATCGTCTTATCAAGTAACTTGTCCGCGATCCGCTTTAATTGATTTTCAAGCGCCTGGCCGGCCTTCACGCCGTTTTCAAGGTCTGTGATCATCCCCTTAATGAACGAGCCGGCCGTTTCCTTTGTTTCCTCTAAGCCATGTAGGACGCGCAATTCCTTTTGCGCTTCCCTGTATTTTTCCGTCGTTTCATCGATCCCGCGCGAGCGTAAATCAGCCGCGATCGATTGTTCGTCCCGCGTTCGACCGAGCTGTTCAAATTGAAATTTCAAATCCTTATCGAACTTTACGCCGGCAACAGTTTGTTTGAGGTTCGCGAATTCATCGGCGAGCGCGTGAACCTCGGCTTTCTGCGCGTCCGTTAATTTGATTCCCGCCTCTTGTGCTGCCTGGAAAATCTTTTGAGACGCCACGGCCTCGTCGTAAGCGCGCCCGACAAGCCCCTCGGCCGCGGCCTGCGCCCGCAGCCCTTCGTTCTGCTTTAGGAGATTATTATAAGCTTTCTCGAAATCGTCCTCGCCGCCGCCGCTGGTTGACGGTTTCGATGGAATCTTAGTTGGAGGCAGCCGCGGGAAATCTTGCAGCTCGCCGAGCTGATATTTCGGTAGCTTGGCCGCCTCGGCCGCATCTTCCAACAATGCCCGTTGCGATTCCGCTCGCGCGCGCTCGTGCGCTTCCATAACACGCCGAGCCGAGGCCTGAATCGCATCGCGATTTGCCGCGTCCATTGATTTCAATGAACCTTGCGGATCGGCCGGATCAAACCCCGGAGTCATTCTTAGTTGATTCGCAAAATCAGATTCCGCACCAGCGATTGTCTGATTTTCCGTTCCTCCGGCCTGTACCGCGCCGCGAACCGCGTTGCCAAGCCCGCCAACCTTGTCGAACAACCGCAGCAACGGCGCCAGATATCCAAGCGCGTCGGCTGCCGCCGATTTTGCATAAACTGCAAATTTCGACCAACCTTGATTCCAAGCCTCGTCAAATTCCTTCGCTTTCTCGATCAACTCGGAATCGATAATAGCGCCAGCGCCTCGCGCGGCTTCCTCTGCACGCTGGATTGCGCCAGGTCCCTTTGATAGAAGCTTAACCCATTCATCCGTAGGAAGGCCGAGCTTTTGTGCGATTTGTAACGCTTCCAGCTCGGTTCCGGCGCGAGACACAAGAGTCGCCGCGTCGAGCAATAGCTGATTCCCGTCTTTCAGCTTGCCATTTCGATCGGTAAGTTTCAGGTTGTTCGCCGTGAACAAGCGGCCTAATTCGCCCTCGCCTTTTGTTGGCTCGTCCCGCAGCTCGGTCGAGGCCCTTTCTCGTAAACCTTGTAGGCCTTTGCCAACCTCGGCCTGATCAAGCCCGCCAAGCGTCCGGCCGGCAAATCCGATTTCCTGAATCTTGTCCGTTGACAACGCCAGGCGATCGGCCGCCGTGGCCATCTTCGACAATTCAAGAGTCGCGGTAACTGCCGCGCTCGCGATCGCCTCGATCGTTTTAACGGCGAGTATTTGCTTTAAGGCGCCAGCTAGAAAGGAAGCGCTGTCAGCGCCGCGCCTCATATTCTGTTCGATGCTTTGCGTAAGCTGTTTATTTTTGGAATCGATCGCGCTTGCGCTCTGATCAAATTCCTTGACCGCTTGCTGCATTCCAGATTTGAATTGATCGATCTTCGCGTTTAGCGTGACCGTTAGCTGTTCAAGATCGGCCATTTAGTTCACCATCCCAGGGACAGGCTCGTTGATAAAGTCGAACAAATCTTCCTCTTCCTGCGGCGTTAGCGCTGGCGGCCCTGTATCATGCGCGGCGTTCCAGCCCTTAACCATAGCGCTGAATTCCCAAAGCGACATAGCGCGAAGTTCACTCGGCGCAATTTGCATTACTGCGGCGTTTGCATAGAAAGAGGCGAACGGGAGTCGGCCAAATCGATTGCCGCCCCGGTCTGGCCGTCCGCCTCTTGCGATTCCCCCAATGGTTCAACCTCGAACCCGGCGAGCGCCCGCCCCAGAACAATGAAAGCAATCTGGCGGTTCAGCCTATGGTCTGGCAAGTCGTCAACGTATCGCTTGATTAAATGCCTTGCCTTGTCCGGCTTCATCCCGCCACCGATCAGACCGATCCGCAAAACCTCTCGCGTATCACTCACAAGCGCTTTCCCCTCGCCGAGCAACCCGTGAAGGTATTCCGCGCCAACGTACTGATATTCAACGTCCCCGTTTCTATGGACGTATGAAAGCCGGCGAGTAGCTGTTTCCAGCTCCATCAGCTCGCCAATTTTCATTTCAAAGTCGTACTCACCGTCTCCAAACCCGATCGTGACTCGCGCCGTCCTCATAAGAGAATCCCCTTTGTTAGATCATCAAGGAGTCGGCGTGAACACGACCGCGCCGTCGCTCAGCATTTCGATTGTTACAGTCGATCGATTGCCGCGCGATCCGCCAACCTCGAAACGCGTAATATGGAACGCGCCGTCCCAATGGCCGCCGCCTGGCGTATCGAGGAAAAAGCGCGCGTTCACCGTGTCGGATCGGTTATAAGCGTCCCACCATGTTGAAACGGACTCCGTTGCCATGACTCCGTTGCCGGCGATCGTAGCGCTTTGCGATACAGCGTCGCGCTCCTCCCATCCGGCCGCGTCCGGGTCGTCACAGTCCGGCGTTACGGTCGAGTTAGTCGCCTTGCTGAAATTCACGGAATTACCCGTGAGCCCGCAAGGTACGGCAAAAACCTCCGGCGTTGCCCCGTTGCCAAGCAACACCTTAGTTTTTCCGAAAGGAATCGTTGTAGCTAGTGCCATTTGCTTTTCTCCATGCGCTTTTAGGTTCTCGCGCCGTCGATAAGCGCGTGGAAAGTCAGGACGGCGTGAGTCGAGAGTCCATCCGGATCATCGAGGAATCGAGTCTCTTGATGGACAAACTGTAGAAGCGCATAGGCGCCTTCGATCGAGATCGTGTTTTCGTTCAACGTGCGGACAATGGCGCCGGCTACGTTTTTTGCTTCCCTCTTACCTTCCGCGCGAGAGAACACGTCAATGGTCGAGAAAACCTCGACACATTCCCCGACGCAATCCTGATCCTCGTTCAATACCTGATCGTTTCCGATCCTGATATAGGGGAACCCCGCATTAGGAGTCACGCGATCAAATATGCGCGTGCCGACGAGCGCCGAAACCTCGCCCGACGAGCCGAGCGCGGCAAAGACTCCTTTTTGCAAAGCAAAGCTTGGCTCGCTCATTGCTTGTTTTCCCGGATCGCCTTGCTAAGCGCGCCTTTGACGCCGGCCGCTATATTCGCCTTTGCCTGTCCCTTGTGCGCGTTGTACGTCGAAAAGAAAAACGGGTTTGCCGCCTCATGGTGTGTTCCCCATTCCTCGGCGGTCGCATAATCGAAAGGAACGCTAGAGCCTTTGCGAACCTCTTTCATGGTTGCCACCCCGCCGGCCTTGATCTTGACGCTTATCTTATTCGGGTCCCTGCCACGCTCGGCACGAATGGTCGACTCTAGCGTGCCGGTTTTCTTGCGAACCTTGCCGCGCATGTCCCGAACCATAGCGTTTGCTTCTGTCGCAATCACGTCCTCGACCGCCGTAACAACCTCTTTCGAGATCGAGTCGACCAAGCGCTGCATCGCCCATGCTCTAAGGTCGGCCATTACGTCGCGACTCCTTTCTGCGCGTCGATAGTAAGCCAGCGCCGATCGCCATCAAGATCAAGAACGGATCGGATATTA